TTTTACACCGACTTTAAGAAAAACCCCTTCATTTCACACAAATGTGTTGTTTTGATGCTACACTATGCAAAATAGTTCTTGACATCCTCTTCCACCGTGATATACTGTATACATACATTGAGATTACAGAGGAATTTATGTCACACATTGAACACCCTGCCGCATACGAAGCCGCTACCAGGCGCAACATCATAATGAATGCCAATAAGACATTCTACAGGACATATCCCGACGCTGGTGATATCATCCAATTCATTGACGCTAATTCTGAAAAGAGTTCGTTCTACTCCAGTCTTCTTGGTGCATTGAGCGATTATGGCAAGTTGACGGAAAAGCAAGTCCTTGCTGTACGCAAATCAATTTCCACTCAGGCTGAACGTAAAGCACAGTGGGCTGCACAAGCAGCCGAGAAAAACGCAACCCGGTCATTCGTTGGCGCCGAAAAGAAAAAGATCACTGTCACTCTAACAGTTAAAAAAGAAATTGTTGTTGACCGTCCTAAATTTTACTGGGCTGATTCTGGCACTAGCCTTCTCCGCATCTGTGAAGATGCCGATGGCAATGTTATCGTGTTCAGCGGCAATGCAGATTTCCCCGCTGAAGGCGAGACTGCGACAATCACCGCTACGGTGAAAATGCACCGCTACTACAAGCAAGGTGACATTGAAGTGCCACAGACTATCATCATTCGGCCGAAGATTGTTGCTCTGGAACAACAGTCTGTCGCACAAACCGCTTGACATTTTGATCCACTTGAGTTAAGATACACACATGCTTAATACACAAATTTCAAAATCCACTCTAGCAAAATTGCTTGCTACAGAGAATATTTCGGTAGAATATCGCAAGGTGCAAACTGCATCCTTTGATATTGTAGATCGCCGTCTTACTCTTCCCATTATGAATGATACCACACCAGAAATGACTGACTTGTTGGTCGGGCATGAAGTGGGTCACGCATTAGAAACCCCACAAGAATACGTTGATTCCGCTAAGGCTGGTGGCGCTGCATTCTCTACATTCTTGAATGTAGTTGAGGATGCACGGGTTGAACGTAAGATGAAAGATCGTTATCCTGGTTTGCGTAAGCCCATGTCTATTGCATATCGGCAATTTACTGAACGTGATTTCTTCGGTATCAAAGGCAAAGATGTAAATGCACTTATGCTGATTGATAGGGTCAATTTGTATTTTAAACTTGGTGCAATTGCAGGCATTGAATTTAATGCCGAAGAAATAGAATACGTTACCGAAATTGAGAAAGCAGAATCTTTTGCCCAAGTGAAAGATATCACCGAACGTTTGTATGAATTTTGCAAAGCAGAATTGAAACAAAAACGTGAAGAAGCTAAAAAAGAATTTGAAAAACAAAAAGAGAATAGCGAATTGGGTGAAGATGGCTTTGGTGATGATGCCGAAGATTATGAAGACAAGAATCCTGGTGAGTCTGATTTCAATGATGATGATGATGACGATCAGGATGGTGAGGATTTTGAAGACCGATTTGACAATGGCTATTCTAACAAACCCACGTTTGAAGATGCTATACCCAATGAGTTGAAGGCATATGGTGATGAAGTTAAATCTATAACGGATGAAAAATTCCAACAAGCATTGAGCGGTCTTGCTGAAACAAAAGAAATTTTCGTCGGTAAGATTGCTAATCAAAATCAAATCATTTCAAAAAACTATATTGTTCCTTTCAAAGAATTGAAATTCTTTGTAGATGAATTTTATGATGATCCTGATTTGAAAGTTCATGAGCGGTATGATTCTACTTTGCTGCTGAAATTTGAAGCCAAGAATAAGAATCCGATTGCATATCTTGTAAAAGAATTTGAGATGAAAAAGAAAGCGGCAGAGTTGCGCCGTGTGACTGTCTCTGATACTGGCACACTGGACACCAACAAGTTGCACACTTACAAGTTCAATGATGATATTTTCCGTAAGATTGGTTCTGTTGCTGAAGGTAAGAATCACGGCATTGTGATGTTCATTGACTGGTCTGGTTCTATGCAAGATAATCTATCTGGCACAATTGAACAGTTGATTACAATGGCAACGTTCTGCCGCAAAGTGAATATTCCGTTTGATGTTTATGCATTCAGTACTGAATACTATGTCAACAAAAAACAAGAACATGTTCTTACACCAAATGGTCAATTGCCAATCGACAATTTTCATCTATTGAACATTCTGTCCAGTAGCATGAAGAATGCAACGTATCGTAAATTTGCAAATGACTTGTTGCAAGTGGCTGAAGCATATGCGCCATATTTACACTACCGTCGAAATTACAAGTCCGGTTATATTTGTGCTGGTATGGGACTTGGCGGCACTCCATTGAATGCAACAATTCAGGTTGCGTCTGTTGTTGTGAATGAATTCCGTAAACGCACCCGGTCTGAAGTTGTGAATGTTATTTTCTTGACTGATGGTGAAGATTCAACTAATTTGTGGACTGAAAGTGGATCAGGGCGTAATGTTACCATCGGACCAGCTGACCGTCGTTCAGTGTCTTATATTGAGGATAAAGATTCCGCAAAAACTTATCGTGTAAGTGACAAAGGTGTGACACCAACTCTGTTGCAAATTCTAAAAGATCGTACTGGCTGTAATTTGATTGGATTCTACATCCTACCAAAAAGCAAACGGTACTTTGAAAATGCAATGTCACGATTCAACATGCCAATGACGGAGGTTGGATACAAACAATTTCGTGATGAGAAATTCTTCTCTGTCAGTGGATATGGATACTCCGAGTACTTCCTGATTCCTGGTGGAGAAGACTTGTCTACCGAAGACGATTCGTTGTCAGATATTCTTGGTGAAGTCAAAGTTGTTTCTGCCCGCAAGTTGAAAGGTGCATTCTTAAAGATGAACCAAAATCGGTTGACAAACCGTGTTCTACTGTCTAAGGTAATCAAGGAAATTGCTTGATGTTGTGTGAAAACAACAGTCAAAAAAAAACACTTGACAGGCCAGAAATGGTCTGTTATACTACCAGTATTGAATTGATTTTTAACTGAAAGATACTTTACATTATGACCACGAAAACTGAAAAGATTTTATTTGTCACCGAAGCTGCAAAGCGGTTTGGTGAAATTGTGACACACGATCAACTGGTGACACTCTCTGAAGAAACTGGCATGAAACGTCAAGTTTGGCTTGAGGGTAAACAATACCGGATTGCTCGCGGTAAGTATCAATTGCCTCTTCAAGAATTCAACATCAACATGGCTGGTCTTGCACTAGTCAAAGCCGAACCAATTGCTTCTATGCCAATCTCTGAACCCGTCAAGGCGCCTGTCGCAAAAGCAATTGCAAAAATGTCTTCCGTTGCTCGTATGCAAGAAGGCGCAATTATTCCCAAAGTGAATTCGTTGTATGTTCCCTTTGGGTTCTTTGACAACATGAAACGCATTGTTGCATCAAAGAAATTTTATCCAGTATTTGTTTCTGGTCTCTCTGGCAATGGCAAGACTTTCATGGTTGAACAAGCCTGCGCCCAACTGAAAGTTGAATGTCTCCGTGTGAATATTTCACCTGAGACTGATGAAGATGACTTGATTGGCGGCTTTCGGCTGATTGATGGTGAGACAAAATGGTTTGATGGTCCAGTTCTTCAAGCAATGAAGTCTGGCGCAGTTTTGATTCTTGATGAAATTGACCGCGGTTCAAATAAGCTAATGTGCTTGCAAGGTGTACTTGAAGGCAAAGGTTTGTTTGTTAAGAAGACTGGTGAATTTGTTGAACCAGTTGCTGGCTTCAACATTATCGCAACTGCAAATACCAAAGGCAAAGGTGACGAAACTGGTCGCTACATGGCTGCTACAATTATTGATGATGCGTTCCTTGAACGGTTCCCAATTACTGTAGAACAGGAATATCCTGATGTAAAAGTTGAAACCAAGATTTTGACTAAGTTGTTTGCAAGCCTTGGCATTGATGACAAAGCATTCGCAGAAAATCTTGTGAAGTGGGCTGATATCATCCGTAAGACCTTTGAAGAAGGTGCAATTGATGAATTGATCTCCACTCGCCGGCTGTCTCACATTGCTGAAGCATACACCATCTTCAATGATAAGATGGAAGCAATCAAGTACTGTATCAATCGTTTTGACGCCGAAACCAAAACATCATTCCTTGATTTGTATACCAAGATTGATGCTGGTGCTGAAGAAGTGAAAACTGAAACAGTATCAGATGAAATTCCGTTCTAAATCTCCTTGGCAGTAATGCCTTAGAGGCTACTTGATGTAGCCTCTTTTTTTATATATAATAGTGTAAGATAATTTAACAGTATGGAGAAATTATGCAATTTGAAATTGATATTCAGAAAATAAAAACCAAAAAACTTTTTGTTGCAACACCAATGTATGGTGGACAATGTCATGGTTCTTATACCAAAGCAATTACCGATTTGATGATTATGTGCACCAAATATGGAATTGAAGCTAAATTGTTTTTCATCTTCAATGAATCACTAGTGCAACGTGCTAGAAATTATTTGACAGATGAGTTTGTTCGTAGTGGTTACGATTATATGATTTTCATTGATAGCGACATTCAGTTTGATGCGACAGATGTTTTAGTTATGATGCACTTTGCGTCTACCCGTGATGACATGGATGTTGTATGTGGTCCATATCCAAAGAAAGCAATCTCTTGGGAAAAAATTAAAGTTGCAGTTGATAAAGGCTATGCAGACAAAAATCCAAATGATTTGGAAGAGTTTGTTGGTGATTTTGTTTTTAATCCAGCAGATGGCGTAACACAATTTAGAGTTGATGAGCCAGTTGAAGTGAAAGAAAGCGGCACAGGTTTCATGTTGATTACCCGTGAAGCACTTCAAAAATACGATAGAGCATTTCCAATGCAAAGTTACAAACCAGACCACATACGCACAGAAAACTTTGATGGCAGTAGAGAAATCATGGCTTACTTTGATTGCGTTATTTGTCCAGACACAAAACGCTATCTTTCAGAAGATTACATGTTCTGTCAATGGATGCGTAAAGCTGGTGGCAAAGTGTGGTTGCTTCCATGGATGCGTTTGAAACATGCTGGTAGTTATATCTTTGGTGGTTCTTTGCAAGCACTTGCATCAATCAATGTATCACCAACTGCTGGTGATGATGTTGTAAAACGAACCACAAAATGATTGAATATCGTTACAGTGAAGATCAAATTTTAGATGAACTACAATCTTACATTGACTCAACATACGGGCAACATTATTCCCGTAACAAATTTCAAGCAACAGAATTCATCATTGATGGTGGACATGGTGAAGGATTCTGTATTGGAAACGTGCTGAAATACGCACAAAGGTATGGCAAGAAAGACGGCCGTAATCGTAAAGACTTGCTAAAAATATTGCACTATGCTATAATCATGCTACACGTACATGACTTGAATGAAGGAAAACAAAATGAAATTCAGTGAATCAACAATTAATGTTCTTAAAAACTTTGCTAGCATTAATGCTGGTATGCAATTCAAAGAAGGCTCAGTTGTGCGAACAATCTCTAAGGGACAAAACGTACTCGGTAAAGCTACAGTAACAGAAACATTTGAAAAAGATTTTGTTATCTATGACTTGAATCGGTTTCTTTCACTTTGCAGTTCTTTAACTGATCCTGAGATCGTCCTTAATTCTGATGCAAATAATCTCACAGTAAAATCTGGCACATCTAAAACCACATACGGACTTGCAGATGAGTCTATGATTGTGGCACCGCCTGTAAAAGAGTTGAAGATTGAAAACTCTGAAGTGAATTTTAAACTGACAAAAGATGACATGAATCAAGTGTTGAAAATGTCTGGTATCTTAGGTCTTCCAAACATTGCAGTAACTGGTAATGGTTTTGAAATTTCTATCTCTGCACTTGACATTAAGAATACAGATTCAGACAACTTTTCAATTACAGTTGGTCGAACTTCAGCCAACTTCCGAATGATTTTTGTTACAGAAAATCTTAAGATGATTCCTGGTACGTATGATGTTGCAATTTCATCTAAGGGAATCTCACATTTTAAACACGTAACCGACCAAATTGAATATTGGATTGCTACTGAAGCCGGTTCTAAGTACGAAGGATAAATATTATGAGCAGTAACGTGATTGTTCCGTCTTCTCCAGAGGACCGCAAAAAGATTCTGGATGCACTTGTTGAAATTTCAAACTCACTCACTCGCATTGAAGCCGAGCGTGATTTGATTAAAGACATTCTTGCCACCGTAGAAGATAAATTTGAGTTGCCTAAAAAGTACACTCGCAAACTTGCAAAGATTTATCACAAACAAAACTTCACCGAGGTCCAACAAGAACAAGATGATGTTGAGACCCTTTATGAGAGTGTTGCTAATTAACACTCGGCTTGCATTCTAACATGTAATGTGTTATAATGCATTTTTATGTTATGATAAGGTGAATACATGCTACAAGATTTCTTGTGGGTCGAAAAGTATCGACCAAAAACTGTTGAAGACACAATTCTTCCAGCAGACTTAAAGGCAACATTTCAACAATTCGTTGACCAAAAGAATGTGCCCAATCTAATTCTTACTGGTGGTCCTGGTGTTGGTAAAACGACTATCGCCAAGGCTATGCTTGAAGAACTTGGATGTAATTATATTGTTATTAATGGGTCTATGAATGGCAACATTGATACCCTACGCAATGAAATTAAAAACTTCGCATCAACTGTATCATTCTCTGGTGGTCGCAAATATGTTATACTTGACGAAGCTGATTATCTCAATCCGCAATCTACTCAACCCGCACTCAGAAACTTCATGGAAGAGTTTTCTGCTAATTGTGGTTTTATCCTTACTTGCAACTTTCTTAATCGTATCATCGCACCACTCCACAGCCGATGCTCCGTTGTACAATTCAAGATAAACACATCAGACAGACCAAAACTTGCTGGTCGTTTTATGAAACGTGTGACTGGTATTCTGCAAAAAGAAAATGTAGAGTTTGAAGAACGAGTTGTTGCTGAACTTATTATGAAACACTTTCCTGATTGGAGGCGTGTTATTAATGAACTGCAACGTTACTCTGCTACAGGTAAGATTGATACTGGAATTCTTGCAAATATTTCAAGTGACAATTTCAAGGCATTATTTGAAAGATTGAAAGCAAATGATTTCACGGGTATGCGTAAGTGGGTTGCAGAGAATCTAGACAATGAACCATCAGTACTATTCAGACGAATCTTTGATAGCAGTAATGAATGTTTGAATCCTAATTCTGTTGGGCGTATGGTTCTATTGCTTGCTGAATATCAATACAAGTCTGCATTTGTCGTTGACCAAGAAATTAACTTTGTCGCTTTCTTAACTGAAGTGATGATTGATTGTGAGTTTAAGTGACACCATTTGATTACCTAAATGCTATCAATCAATCAAAAGAAAATTTGATGGTTGACACCGACAATGATGAACTGGCTGAAAAAGATTACAAGGCGTTCATCGTTAATAGAGGACTATCTTACTTCTCAGACACTGTATTCTATGCAAACGAAATGAACTGCCGTCATCTTCTTGACAACAAACCTCAATTTTTGTATTTACTAAATACCGTTAGACCACGAAAACGCTTCAGTAAGTGGTTTAAAAATGAAATAGTTGAGGACATTAATGTGATTTCAGAATATTTTGGCTATAGTTATGCTAAAGCTAAACAAGTGCAAAATCTCATAACCTCTGACCAGCTTAAAATCATGCGACAAAAATTAGAAAAAGGTGGCTTGAAGTCTAAGGAGAAGAAGAATGGCGGTGAATATTGAGGACTTACTTGAAGTAAGATTAAAAGAAGAAGACAATTTTCTTAAAGTGAAAGAAACATTGACAAGAATAGGCGTGGCATCCAGAAAAGATAAAACTCTATACCAATCATGTCATATTCTACACAAAAAAGGTAAATATTATATTGTACATTTCAAAGAATTATTTGCATTAGATGGCAAACCAACAGACTTTGAAGAGAATGATTTAGCAAGAAGAAACACAATTAGCAATTTATTGGCCGAATGGGGACTGATTGAAATTGTTTCTAAAAATTCATTAGAACCAATTGCGCCATTGTCTCAAATCAAAATTATATCTTATAAAGAAAAGAATGAATGGTTATTGACGGCTAAATATAATATCGGAACTAAAAAAAGAGACGACAATTACCAGTCAACTGGTGAACGTTAAGCACTTGACAAATGACACACACTATGAGATAATAACATCTCAAAACAAATTAGGAGATTCTATGAAATCCATTACAGCATTGACAGCAGTAGCACTCACTACTCTCTCCCTAGTTGCCGTTGCGGCAGATAAACCAGCAGAAAAGAAACCTGCCGACAAGTCTGTGACAGCAGCATCTGCGCCTGCACCCGCATCTACAGCAGCCTCTAAAGATAAACCACGTCCCAAAGTGATTACTCCAAAAGAGAAGGCTGAAAAAGCTGAAGCTAAAAAAGCTGAAGCTAAACCAGATGCTAAGAAATAATTTTTAGCATCCTTTTTTATCATTAATTAATGAGGTATTTAAAATGGCATTTGTAAATTCAAGCAAAACACAGACAGAACTCTTGGTATCGTACTTGCGTGGTACTGGTCGTGGAATCTCTGCACCACAAGCTAAATCTTTGTTCGGCATCAAAAACCTTCGGGCTCGTATTAGCGAGTTGCGCCAAAGCGGCTACAAGGTTCGTAAAGACATGAACACGCAAGGCAACACAACTTATTTTGTTTCACGCAGAATGATTGGTCAAGCCTAATAAGTCTTATAAATAAACGTATCTCAGGGATGGGAACGTTAATGGCTCTTCTACCTTAGGAGCGTCTAATGCTGGTGCAACGATATGGCACCCCTGTATTCAGTAAGCAGGACTTTAATGATACGCCTTCGGGGTATCAAATTTTATTTTTAACTCGCTTAATAGGAGCAAACTATGTTACATAACATCAATAGTGCTATCGATACTTTTCAAGGCACGAAAACGCAATTCGTCAAAAATTTCGTAAAGAATGAAGAACTTGCAAAACCCCTCAATACTTTCATTGAAGCGCAAACATCTTACGCAAAAGCTGTCGCAGTAGAAGTCAATACGTTTTTTACAACTCTTGGCATGTCTGCATACTCTTTTGATGCTAAGAAAGCATTTTCAACATCAAAGTAAGAGGAGATACAAAATGGGACACACACCAATTCCCGCTATC